GAAGTACGCACTAGATCGAGCGCTCGAATATGACACAGAAGGGCGGCTTATTTGGTCAGCCGTAGTGATTACCGTGGGCCGTCAGTCTGGCAAGTCCTGGCTAAGCCGGGGCCTATGTCTATGGCGCCTACACCACGCCGAATTGTTCGGAGAGACTCAAACTGTCCTCCATATTGCTAACAAAAGATCTACAGCTCTTGAAGTTATGCGCCCGGCGGGACTTTGGGCTATCGAGGTCTACGGAAAGAAAGCCGTTAAGTGGGGCAACGAAGCAGCCGGGATCGAACTACCGACCGGTGACCGCTGGCTCATTCATGCAGCTAACGACTCGGCCGGTGTGGGTTATTCCTGCTCTATGGTCTTCGTCGATGAAGCCTGGAAGGTTCCCGTCAGCGTGATCAGCGACTCAATACTTCCTACAATGATAGCCAGGGAACAACCACAAATATTTTTGGTAAGTACGGCCGGGGACAGTAGCTCGGATCTCATGCAGCAAAACCGGCAAAGAGCCCTCGACCGACTCGACGATGACGAGCCAGGTAGCGTCCTATTGTTGGAGTGGTCAGCACCGGCCGAGGCAGACCCGTCGCTCGTAAGTACTTGGAAGTGGGGCAGTCCCGAGTGGAGCGAAAAGCGCGAAAACTTTCTAGCCGAACAATGGGACCGGATCGAGGAGTCAGCATTCCGGCGTCAGTATTGCAACCAGTGGGTAATCCGGTCGGACCATTGGCTATTAGATAAATGGTGGAATGGCACCCTCGACCCGGAGGCATTACTAGACGAGGGTGCCGTCTGGAGTGTAGCCGTAGAAACCGACTTTGACGGTATGGGCCACGCCGTAGCCATAGCCGCCCCGAATAAAGACGGGCACATAGTGATAAGGGTAACCACTCACCGAACTATTGCCGAGGTCGATAAGCAGCTCGAAAAGATCCGGGCCGAACACCCCTCAATCTATGTGCAGGTTACCCCTGGCTACGTTGACAGGTTACGCCAAAAGTTCGACGCCCTGGTTGGGCAGCGCGAAGCAGTCAGCGCCACCCAAGTACTTCAAGACTTATTTAGCCGCCAGCAATTACGGCACGACGGATCTCAAGTGCTTCAAGAGCATTTTGCTAATTCTAAAATATCTATGAGGCAAGGAGGCTGGGTACTTACCGCGCCTATGGGCAGGAACGGAATCTACGCAGCTCGGGCCGTCATGTTCGCAGTTAGCCAGGCAGCCAAAGCCCCTCGAAGTGTAGCTACAATCTATACCAGCAAGTACCGACGCCGAACAGGGTAACGACACGCCGACACGCTTAAACCGTGCAAATACAGATGAACACGGCGAAGTCATGCTATACGCCTAGTATTGCGGCATGGTGTTCCCCCGAGCCCTTTCCGTCGTGCGCGCTCAAGAGTCTATTTCCCAGGCTATGGACGCAAGTCCCGCAGGCGCGCACGTACGCGAATCCGCAGGACTCTATGCGCTTCTGACTAACCAACTTGGGACTAGGACTAATCGCGTTACGGCTATGCAAGTACCGGCATTTGTTGACGCCCTGAAAACCTACACACACACAATTAGCGCGTTTGCTCTACGCGAGTACCGCTACGACGATCCGGTAGTTATCCGGCCCTTCCTACAAATGCCGTCCAAGATCTACCCCTACGCCTCAGTAATTCAACGCACACTTAGCGACTTGCTAATGTACGACCGGGCCTACTGGCTAGTTACAGAGCGCACATTCGACGGTTTCCCGTCCAGTATCGAGGTTATGCGCGTCGAAGACGTTATCGACACCCCGCCCGTATACGTGGGAATCCAAGAAAACTACCAGCCACCCGCAGACCCTTTCTACTATTTAGCCCGGCAAGTACCAACCCGCGACGTTATTAAGTTTTACGGATCAGGGGAAGGCGGTTGGCTGGCTAACGGAGCGACAGCAATATCGACGGCCGCAGCTCTTGAAGCGGCTACCCTGATGTACAGCTCGACGCCAATCCCGACCGTAGCTCTCAAAAACTCCGGCCCGGATCTACCAGCCGAACAGGTAGAAGCTCTACTCATGGCGTGGGAGGAAGCCCGCGAAAACCGTGGAACTGCTTACCTTAACAATACGATCGACGCTCAGGTTATGGGTTTCAGCGCCCGAGATGTACAGCTCGTTGAGGCTAAGAACCTAGCCGCAATCGCGATCGCTCGCCTGGCCAATTTGGATCCGGTTTGGGTCGGGGCCGGTGTACCTGGCTCAAGCCTCACCTACTCTAACCGCGTCGACTTATACCGGAATCTGCTGGACACGGCTTTACGCCCAATTATGCACCTATTCGAGCAGCGCCTCAGCATGCCCGACGTTACGCCCCGAGGCCGTACGATTAAATTTGATACAACCGCATTTTTACGGGCCAACCCAACAGAGACCGCAGACCTTATTACCAAACTACTACCCCTCGGAGTACTTACCGAGGACGAAGCAAAAATGCTGTTGGACCTCCCGACTTTGGGAGTGTTTAGCATGACTCCAGGAGTGATCTAAATGAAGCAATTAAACACAGAATCGACCGTCGTATTTCAAGAGCGCGAAGACAGCCAGGGCGACATCGTAGGCAGCGGCCACGGCATGGCCGTCCCATATGGCATCGAGACAATGATCGGAGGCGTACGCGAGTCATTTGCGCCCGGATCATTTGACCTGGACAACGTAATCGGAAAGCCTCTCGCTTACCGTCACGGCGAACCCGTCGGGATCATTACCGGCGCCGAAAATCGCGAGGACGGGCTCTACATCGACTTTGATATTGTCGACACGTCCCTCGGGCGTGACGCAGCAGTACTAGCCAGGACTAACACGATCAAGGGCCTATCGGTCGGTTTCAACCCACTAAAAAGCGTAATGAGTAAAGCCCGCGACGCAATCCAACACACAGCCGCCAACCTCCTAGAGGTTAGCCTCACCCCCTACCCTGCCTACTCCACCGCTGGAGTTAGCAGTATCCGAGAAGAAGAAGAAGAAGAAGGAGAAACAATGTCCGAGACCATGGACTCGACCGAGCAGGTCTCGGTCGATCAAGAAGCACGCGAAGCCGTAAAAAGCCTCCGGGAAGAAGTAGGAACAATTCACGCCCGTGTCTTTACGAGCGAGTCAAACGAACACCCACTTGCAAAGTACCGCTCATTTGGTGAATACTCAAAGGCAGTACTGGCAGGCGAAGTCGAAAGCCGCGCCCTAGTAGACCAGGTAACAGCAAACAACCCAGGCGTAATGCCCCCAAACTGGTCACTCCAAGTCCGGGGAATTATTGACCTTGGACGCCGCGTCATTACCGGCGTTGGTGGCCCAGAATCAGCCGGAACTACTGGCATGGACTTTAACTGGCCCTATTTTGACGGTACACTTACCGACATTGTTGAGGCACAGGCTAGCCAAAAGGGCGAAGTTAATTCGGTTCGTATTGACCTTGAAAAAGGAACCGCGACACTTGCCACCTATGCAGCAGGTTCCGATATTTCCTATCAGTTGCTAGAGCGTTCCAGCCCAAGCTACCTCGACGCACACAACCGCGTCATGCTTGCGTCATACGCAACAGTTACGGATCGTCAATTTACCAAAGATCTTTGGGACGACGGTACCGGACTTCAAGATTACGACTTCGCAGCAGACACCACAGGCGCAGGCTTCCGCGAAGCCGTTTTCGGCGCTTCTGTAACGTGCGAAGACGCTACCGGCGTACCGGCCAGCGCGGTGTTTGTGTCTACCGCCGTCTTTAAGAAAATCGGCGGCTGGTCGTCATTCTTCCCAGACGTATACGGCGTCCAAAACGTGTCCGGTGTAGCAACAGCCAGCACCTTACGAGTCAGCGTTTCAGGTTTGCCAGTAATCCGGGCAAAGTACCTCGACACTAACGCCACATTTAACGCAATCGTGACCAACGGCGAAGCAGCTCGCTGGATCGAGGACGGCCCACGCCTGGCAACCGCCGAGAATGTGGCTCAACTTGGGCGCGATATATCTATCTATGGCTATGCGACGACAGCCGCATACTTGCCTGCTGGCATTGTCCGTATGACCAACGTTTAACTAGAAAGGTAGCCGATTAGCATGGCACTCGTCACAGGCGAAGAACTCGCCAATAACCTAGACATCGAGTACGACGGCGCAGCCGTCGCAACACTCGACCAGGTTGCCGACGCCGCCTCACTGCTAATCGGCTACCTCATTACCTCTACAGCGTTAGACGATGAACCATCACCCTGTAAAGAGGCAGCCATGTCGGTAGCCGTAGAAATGTTCCAAGCCCGGTCTAGTGCCGGTGGAGAAGCGGTTTCTATGGACTTTACGCCTGGGCCTTACCGTTTATCGGTATGGCTCACACGTCGAGTAATGGGGGTCATAGCCCCATACTTAGACATGAAAGGGGTAGTAGGGTGAGTCTCGCCACGGAAAGCCGCGAGGCAATCGTCGCAGCTCTTACGGGCCACGGGTACAAGATTTACGACACAGTACCCGCGACACCTATAACCCCGTCGGTAGTGTGCGTACCGGATTCACCTTGGATCAGGCCTAACCGTTTAGGGTCGAATCTTAACTACGAGATCCGGTGGCGAATACTCATCAACATTAACGCCAGGGTAAACGAATCAGCCACAAAAGCCACCGAAGACGCAATCGACGCACTACTCGTAGAGCTACCCGATACTGTCCTGGTGGAACTAATAAACGCCCCACAGCTTCTCAGCATTGGAGCCCAGGGGACTGTCATGTCAACCGAAATCAATGTCTCTATGCAAATGAAAGAAGGATAAAAAATGGCCGCAGTATCAGTAGCCGGAGCCGCGTTTACCGTTGACGTCGCCTCCATAGGTTATGAGGATCAAGTAACATCAGGCACAATCAGCACCACGCCTACAATCGTCCGCACAAAGACTCTCTCTAGTGTCGCCTTCGACCAAACGGACCTTAACAGCACAATCGCTATAGAGTTCCTCTACGACGAAAATAGCGGACTCTACGACGCACTACAGATCGCAATCGCAAGCGCACAAACAGTAGCCGTAGACGTTCGAAGCGCCGCCGGTCATTGGGCCGGAAACGGGATGTCCATTGAATCGGCAGAAATGACTATGGCAGCCGACGGAATCGCTACCTGCTCGGTAACATTCACCGGCACCGTAGCGTTCTCTTAAGGTCTAGGGGGAAACCATGTATCCAAAACTAAAAATCGAAGTTCAAGGTAAAGAACCGATCGAGGTCGAAACTTTACCCGTTGACTTTATGATGTACGAAGAGCTGCAAGGGACTAAAGCACCAAGCGAGCAAGGTTTACGGCTCACAATCGCTTACTACTATGTTGAAGGCAAAGAGCCACTAAACCTTAACCAGGTGAAAACGTGGGCTCGCTTGACTAGGTGCAAAGTAGAGCTAGTGAGTGAAACCGTGGACCCTACCCAACCGGAAGCCATTACCGCCTAATAATAAAAATGGCTCTCCGCACAGGCTGGACAATAGACCAGGTTAAAGCTCTAAAGCCCCGCGAAATTGTAACCATATTAGAGGAGTTAGAAAGTGGCTAAGCAGTCCGAGGTCTATATTCAGGGACTCGGCGAACTGCTACGCGACTTTAATCGACTTCCAAAAGACGCCGCTAAAGAACTACGGACAGCCTCAAAAGTTATTGCCGAAAAACACATGGTCCCAGCGTGGAAAACTGCAGCTCTCACATACGCTGGTCCTTGGGGTGAAGACCTGGCTAATAGTGTGCGAGCAGGCTCCGACCGAGTGCCTAAAATAATGATCGGCGGAAACCGTAAAGTAACCTCCGGCGGAGCTACCGCCAACATGCTCCGATACCCGGCCGATAAAGGCGACAGGGGCCGATCCGGTTCCCGAGTACCCGCAGCGTTTGGCAGCGGCTCAAACTGGATACAGTACGCCCGAACCTACAAAGGCGACGCTATAGAAGAGTGGGGTAAAGCCGTAGACCGCGCTATCGGCAGGTGGGCTCTCTAATGGCAGCCGGTAAAACCTTAACCGTATTCCTAGCGGCAGACCTCAAAAACTTTAATCGCAACATGAACTCAGCACAAAAAAGCGTTAAAGGGTTCGGCGGATCTATTGACAGTTTCCTAAAACCCGCCCTAATTGGTGCAGCGGCAGCGGCCGGAGTGTTTGCCGTCAAAATAGCCGGGGACGCTATTAAAGCGGCCCGTGATCTGGGAGAAACACAAAACAAAGTAAGCGTAATCTTCGGGGAGTCTTCCCGAAGCATTTTGCAATTCTCACAAACGGCCGTAACCTCTTTAGGTCAAACTCAAGAGCAAGCACTCAGCGCCGCCGCCACGTTTGCCCAGTTTGGTAAAGCGGCAGGGCTAGCCGGAACCGATCTTGTAGGTTTCTCGACCGAACTTGTAACCCTCTCAGCGGATCTCGCCTCATTCAATAACTCGACACCCGAGCAAGCCATAACCGCCATAGGTGCAGCTCTACGAGGCGAAGCCGAGCCCTTAAGAAGTTTTGGTGTGCTGCTCGACGACGCCACCCTACGCGCCCGAGCTATGGAAATGGGTATCTACGACGGCTCAGGAGCCCTCACACAACAGCAAAAGGTTTTAGCCGCACACCAAGAAATCTTATCCCAGACTACCGACGCCCAGGGAGATTTTTCCCGGACTTCCGAAGGCTTAGCCAATACGCAAAGAATCCTACAAGCCGCCGTCGAGGACGCTAAAGCCGAAATCGGCATAGGTCTAGTAGACGCCCTAGAATCAGCTTCTCAGGCCATGGGCGGGTCTAAGGGCATGGCAAAGCTTATATCAGACGGCGGCGAAGTAGTCGGAGACCTGACCCGTGGCGTCGGTATTCTTGCCTCTGAACTTATTAAACTTACAAAAGGTTTAACAAACAACGGTGAAGCAGCCAAAGAAGCCGAAGAAGGACAAAATCTTGTAAGAGATGCAGTAAAATTATATTTTGCTCAAATTGGTCTAGTCGTTCCCGCCCTTGGTATTTTTAGTAATGCTCTATTAGAACACGCCACAGCCTCTCGAATAGCAGGTGAAGAAACATCATTTTTAATTGGTCAAATAGCAGCTCTACGCAAGGCTCAAACCTCCGGCATATTTGCCGAGCAAGAGGCCGCCTACCAGTTACGACTTACCACAGAAGCCGAAGAAGCAGCAACAGACGCCACTAAAAAGAACACGACAGCAAAAGGTAGCAACACTCAAGCTACAGACATGCTGACAAAAGCCGAAGAAAAACTAGAGGCACAATACGACAACCGCTTAACAAAAATGACAAACACGGCAAAAGCCCTAGACACGGAAATAGGCAAGCTGCACGACGCCCGGAAAGCCGTGGACGATTATGTGGCAGCAACAAGCCAGACGCTTAACACTATTGACCTAGCCAGTATCTTTGGTGGATCGGTTGGAGCAGACGGAAAATTAGTTGCTGGAGATTTTGTAAACAGTTTCAACACGGCCGTAGATCAGGCGCCTTGGTTTGGCAACGTCTTAAACGCCCTTAAACAGCGCGGAGTCGATCAAACACTCGTTGAAGAATTAGCCAGCCTAGGCCCCGAAATCG